TGTCTTCACCCATGTCAGATTATTCCCGTAATTCATCAGACGCTAATGATTTCTTATCGACTTTTAAAAATAAAGTAAAATCCGATCCAAGACTTGAAAAGCACCAAGATGTGGTAAAAGACTTTGGCGAAAGCTATGAAAGAGCTTATCAATTATGGAATTCATATTATTCAGAAGCATATAAAGATTTATCGTATTTTCTTGGGAATCAGTGGTCTCTTGAAGAATTAGCCTACTTAAACAATCAAAGGCGTTCTAGCTTTACTTATAATAAGATTCGTCGACTTGTTAATCTCGTTCAAGGCTATCAACGTAAGAATAGATTATCAACTACTGTCGCTCCTGTTGAAGATGCCTCAGAACAGACTGCTAAACTCTTTACAGATACTATACAACATGTAATGCAGTACTCAAATGGCTATCAAACCATCTCTGATGCATTCAAAGGCGCATTAACCACAGGAATGAGCTTTATAAGCCCGTGGATGGATTATCGTGATGATCCTGTGTCTGGAGACATAAAATTCAATTTAGACGAATGGAATAGTGTTATATTAGATCCTTTTTTCACAAAGAAAGACTTAAGCGATTGTGGATTCGTTGCAAGACGTAAATTCTTATCTAGATCAGAAATCACCTCATTACTTCCAGATAAGCAAGATGTTATCGAATCTCTTCCTTGGGGTAGCCGCGATGACAAATTTACCTATATGCCTTTTGCAAGACAGTGGGGCATGCAAAAGCTCATGAACTATACAGAATATTGGAGAACATCTTACGTAAATAAAGAAGTTCTTGTCGATATGGAATCTGGCGAGACAAAAGAATGGGATGGAGACAAAAAACGCCTACGACTATACCGTGAGATGTTCCCGCAAGTGGAAGTGATAAAAAAGCCTGTCAAGACCGTAGATCTTGGTATTATTGTAGAAGGTGAGTTATTATATTATGGAAAAGACCCAAACGGACTTAATGAATATCCTTATGTACCTTTTCTTGCTATTTTCGAGCCTTCTTATGATCTATTTAACTGGAAAATACAGTCTTTAGTTCGCATTGTTAGAGACCCTCAAACAGAGCTTAATAAACGCAGATCTAAGATGGTTGATATCATTGATGCGCAGCTTAACTCTGGATGGATAGCAAAAACTGGCGCAGTAACGAATAATGCATCATTATTCAAGTCTGGTAATGGTCAGGTTATCTTCTTAAAACCTGAAGCTCAAATGACCGATGTTCAAAGAATAGAAGCTCCCAATATTCCACCATCTATGTTCCAATTAGAAGCTGAATTTGAAAAAGATATAATGGAGATTGCTGGTGTCAATTCTGAATTATTTGGAATGGCTGAAAATGATAAGATTGAAACTGCTGGAATTTTATCAAAAATGCGTCAAGCAGCAGGACTTGTCAATTTACAAGATCTATTCGATGGTCTTAGAGAATCTCAAAAGATTTTGGGTCAAAAAACTCTAAAACTCATTCAAGCAAATTATACTCCTGAAAAGATCGCAATGATCACAAAACAGCAAGTAACGCCTGAATTCTATAGTAAATCCTTTGCTAAATATGATGTTGTAGTAGAAGAAGGTGTATTAACAGATACGCAACGACAAGCTCAATTCTTGCAACTTACAGCTCTTAAAGCAACTGGCGTTCAGATTCCAGATAGTCTTATCATTAAAAACTCTAGTCTTGAGAATAAGAAAGAGCTTGAAGATTACTTCGCTGCTCAACAACAAGCACAACAGCAAACAGAACAAATGCAGACACAGATGGCTATGCAGCAACAAAAAGTCGTTACAGACTCTTTGGAAGCTAAAGCGCAATCTGATCAAGCATTGGCTGCTGAGCGTATTAATAAGGTGTCTATGGATGCAGCTGTTGCTAAAGAGCGCATACAGCGTTCTGAAGAAGAGAAGACAGGAGCATTGCTTAACTTCATTAAGGCTCTAAAAGAGCTAGAAACAATGGATTTGACTAATACTCTTGAGACCATCAAGACTCTTAAAGAGATTGAAGGTAAAAAAGATGAAGTGGTTAAAGAGAAGACTGCTTAATCCCTATTACATCCAACTGCAAGAAATACAAGTCCAAGTGTTGCAATAACTGCAATAGCTGGATTGTTTTGTTCATCTTCTTTAGTTACATTCCAAAGTTTCATGTTAATAGCTGTTAACTCGAACAACATAAACAATAGAAAGTAAGTGGTAGAATTACCTCTTTTTTCTGGTATTTCAGGAGAATTAGGGGGAGGTGGAGGTGGTGGAGGAGGAGAATCACTTCTAATTGAGTCTATAGACATATTAATCCTTCCTAATATGTTGATTCATTTCTAAATAGTCTTTCATGGCTTTCACCAATACTATGGACATTTCATATTGTACGCGTTTCATTTCGTTTATAGCATGGATGATTTTGTCAATCGTTTCAAGTCTTTCCTCTTTAGCATTAGAGCAAGCAGTCATCCAAGAATCTGTCATGCTAGGAGATGTTTCTTTAGGATAAACAATATCATCCTCTGATTTTGGTAGGGAATGTAAAGATGGCAACTCAGGCGTTATAGGCCTTATGGGAATAGAAAAAGTTGTGAATTTTCCAATTTCTGATATGGTCATTGTTTGTTTCCTTTTAATAGGTTTATCAAATAAGATAACCAATTCACGAAAATAACTAAATAGGTTTTTATCAATTTTATAACATTAATTAAAATAGTTAATACTACGCAACTTTCAGAATCTTGCTTGCTAATGTCGATATTCCACTGCTTGTCCTTTGTAGTAACACGAGTTGATAGTTTTTTTTTATGTTTTCAAGTCTGGCGCTTTTATACACCTGAAACTTTAGAAAACACTTTCTTGCACAAATGTAGATTTTTTTGTTGTCTAATATATCAAATTGGATATTAGGAGCTAATTTTTTACAAACAAAGCATCTTTGGCTAGCTTCTCTTAAAGTTTCAAGGCTGTAATGTTTTGTTAATCTTCCTGATTCTGGTACGCTCATTTTGATTCCTTTGTTAGTTTTACTGCATTTTCATATGATTCTTTGACTATAACCAGATTGTCTTGAGATAACTTATAAATAGGATTTCTTTGCCAATATGTTTTATATTTTTCAAAAAATAGTTCGGGATTATGCACAGTACATCCAATATTATACAAATGACATCCTTTTGCTAATTGATCGTAATAGTATTCAATAAAGCCATCTTTAAGTATACAGATAAATCCAATCTCTCCTATGTATTCGATTTCATTCTCAAAAAAGATAAAAAGCATATGAATATTGTCATATTTAGAGGTAGGATTCGTGTTTAAAGGGGCGTAAATGCCTTTATCATTCTCTCTACATAGATAGCTCTCTACATATCTAACGACCTCTTCTCTGACTCTTTGTTGTGTCCATTTATATAGCTTTTGCCTATCTGTTAGGTAAAAACTGATTTCCATTGTAGGTTTATCATTCGGAAGTATCTGAACACAAAATCCTTGCTTAAGTTTGAATTTCTTAATCTCTTCTACGGATAGATTGTCAATTCTTTGATATCTCCCTTCAATTGTCGTACAACTCAATGTTCCTAAAAAACAAAGAAATAAAGAATATTTTAAAAATAATCTTCTCGTTTTATCCATAAGAGTCTCCTTTTGGCAAATACTATAAACACTTTGTTAATTGTTGTATTGTTAAATAATTAGTACATATGTATATAAATTATTTTATACATAGGTTAAACTATAGATAAGCATATAGAACTACAAGGAAGAACAATTATGGAAAAATTACATGAAGATTCATATAGCAGAAAGTTAGACAAAATGGTTTCTATTCAAGAGCCGCCTTATGGATACGACATTCAGCATTCAATGAGCGCAGATGAAATGGAAGAAGCTATGGAAGATCATTCTAAAGGATATAAAGGCAAATAAATGGCTAAAAAATGGATTCAATCAGCAATTAAACACCCAGGTGCCTTACGCAAAACCCTTGGCGTATCTAAGACGACTGGGAAAATACCCGCTAAAAAACTACAGTCCGCAGCTAAAAAAGGCGGAACTTTAGGTAAACGGGCTCGCTTAGCCGAAACGCTAGGCAAACTAAGAAAGGGAAAATAAGAGGAACATATGTACAAGAATGAAACGGATGAACCATCCATGCCTAAACAAGGCAAATTGGACAAGTCCCTAGGATGCCATGAATTCAAAAAGGAAGCCATGGATATCGCTTACGGTCAAGCTGGCGAATCAGGATGCAAATCCGATTCTGGCAAGATCATGGGCCAAATGAAAG